GCATAAATCAATGTACCGCTAATATTCAATGATAGCTTTGCTGATTTTATTAAACTGTTTCCCGTAGTTGCTTGGGAATATAGTGGGCTTCTTAAACCGTAATTAGTTGGCATAATTTAATTGTTTGTTCCTAGTATTATTGCGTTTTCTATATCAAGGCTAAACGCTTCAAGCATTTCAGTAGGCAGTCTATTTAATCCAGCTTCAAATGGCTTAGTAAAAAATAGATTGGCTTTTAAACCTTTGTTATATATGCTTCTCGATATTAAAAAGCTCATAGATTGATACGATAAAAAACGGCCAGTCTTTTTGTCTTTCCATTGAAATTGTTTTTGCCTGAGCCATTTATTAATACCAGCAGTTAATCCCCCTTTTGGGCCTGTTCCACTTCCGTATTGAAATTGAGACATTGCAGCCGCAGTTTGTGGGTAAGTAGATGTCTTTCCTTTTACACCTTTATCTACAAAAGCCCCATAGTCTTCCATTAAGAAGTTTACTAAAAAATTTTTTGCTTCTATTTCAATATCATAAGAAACTGAATTGTATAATGTCCCTCCTCCTTTGTTGTCTTTAGTAAGGTTTGATTTTGATTGCTGTACGACGTATTTAGCATACTTCTCTAGTATATCGTCAAGGTTTTGAAAGTCCATTAGCAGATGTATATATCGTTGTAAATCATAACATCCATAGTAACTGACCACCCTGCTAGTTGATTCTCAAACCTGTCATAGAACGGTGTAAGGCTTGGGCTTCCGTCTAACTGGTACATATCTGTATAAAGTGTACCCATTCTAAGACGTTGTATTAGTCTATTTAAAACAGCCAGTTGGGTGTTTAATATATCCTGTACATCGTTGTTTCCTCTGAACTCGTCGACCGTTGGGTCTTTAGATTGATTAACAATATCACAAGCTAGAACGGTTATGTTAAACCTCAAGACCTGCTCCTCATCTATCACACTATTAATTATAATATGACCAAGGGGAAAAATATCCTGCTTATTTAGATTCACATCTGTAATGTCTCCAGTAGTTACAGTGTTTATGTTTTGGTCTTGTAGTAACTCTGTTTTGATTGTTTCTGTTAACTGGTAAAAACCCCTTACGCCTTGATTTGCCATTACTTAAAATTCTTTTTAATTTGTTTTGCCTCTAGTTCGTTTTTGTCTTTCATAAATGCCAACATCATAAAACAAGAATTTACATTTAGTTTAGTGATATCTTCAAATCTTGTAACATCACCTTGAGCGAGTCCGTAAATTGATTGATACCAACCCCATTTTCTTGAGAATTGAGATACTGAGTCAAGACTTTCGTCTCGCCCTCCTCCAAAGAGTTCGTCATAGTTTGCGCTAAGTCTAGCCCTAAATTCCACAAAAAAAAAATCGAAGACATAACCGCATCCATCGGCATATCTAATAACAGGTCATCGTTTTGTGTAACGTATTCGTCAATGTTGTATTTGTCTTTCATCTTAACAATAACAGGTCTGTATAATACATTCATAGCTTTCTCCATATTTTCCCAATCACCTATAAAGGTATCAAGGTCAATGTACTCACCTAGGGTCAGGTCATCTAACTGGGGGTGAAACCCATAATCAACTCCGTTTAGCTTAAAGCGTTTAACTAGAGTTGGCTTTTCGTCAAACATATCAGATATTAACTTTACTATATCTTCAGAATCTTTAAGCTGTAAGAGCATTACTTTGTCTAAATCAATGCCGCAAAATATCTCAATCATTTTTGCTTTCAAGAACCTTTCGTCTTCAATAGAGCCTTCTAATTTCAAGAATCTTTTGTACTGATTTAGTGTAATGTCCTTTAATGAACTTGGTATTGTGATTTTAATTGCCATACTTATATAACGTAATTAATTAAACTTTTTATAGTATCAAATCTAAATAAAAAAAGGCAGCCATTTCTGACTGCCCTCTGCGTTAACTTCAGTGTAGTTTATTTACTAGGACGATTACACCCGTGTCTCTATTTGCTTAACTATTTCGTCCTTAAACTCTTTGGCTAGTCTTGACCATTGAACTTGATAATGTTCGTACTCACCGCTCACTATGATTTCTAAGTCATTGGGGTTATAGACAGCTTCATAGTGTGGTGGTGTGTCATAGTCGCCTTCGTCTCCAACATAACCAATTGAACCAATGACCTCAACTGTTTCGCTTCCGTATATAAATTCAAACTCCATTACTTGATTATTTGCATTAGGTTAGTATTGATTTGCTTAGTTTGGGTTGGCCTTACAACATATCCGCTATGCATTTCATCTAGTCCACACTCAGAATTTGCGTAATATACAGCATCCTTAAAGTTTTCAAATGTAGCCATAAGCTTGTCTTCCATATTTGCAAAAATTCTTGCTTCTCTTGTTACTGCGTAATATACCTCGTAGTTCATATTAGTCTTTTATTAAAATTAGGTCTAACTCATTGGCTACATAATTAATGTGCTTTTGTGTGGTTTGTGACCAATAACCTAACTGAAGTAAGTCATTACCTTCAATCCTTGCAACAATTGTATTGTAGCTTTTAATTTCATTACCAATTCTCTTGAGGTTTTTCGTGTACTTTTTAAATGTTGTCATATCGTTTTGTTTTTAGTGATACTTAAATATACACCTTTTAAAGTTATAAACAAAATAATTAACAACTTATTTAATGCAATGCGTATTTACCGAAATTCGGCCTTGAAAGAATGGAATAAGTAGCGTACCTGCAAGGGTCAATAATATGGTTATGTTTATCTTCAGGAATGTTTGTAAGGGTTCCTGCTTTATCTTCTTTCCACTTGTAATTCCTAAACTCAGATATCGCGTTTGTTGAACTGGCTAGAATGTGAATTTTATACCTCTTCAGTAAATCAATACCCGCGTTAACAGAATCACGCCCCTTAATACTTGGCAGTACATTATGACCCATTCGCCTCAACTCCTCAATCAATCTAGGTTCTGCACTGTCAGCATAGATAGGATTGGGTAAAAGTTTTTCGCCCTTTAGAAACAGGTTGATGTCCTGTGTGGTCATTTGCGTTCTGTACAAATGCTCTTTAACATAAAGGTTATGACCTTGAGTGTATACCGCTACAAGTGTGGTCGGGTCATTAGTATATCCGAAATCCATTCCGTAAGCAATTAAAGCTGCATCTATCGGAACTTGATTTAACTCTGTATACTTAAATACAGTGCTCCTACTGGCCGCTCTTTCTCCTAAGCCATAGACCTGCCAATATTCATCGTCCGTGTCTCTAAGGCGTTCTATTTCTTGTATGATAGAATCCTCAACGAAGGGGTTATCTAGGTATGTTGTTTTAAAAAAAGCGCAGTCCTCTCTCGGTAATACTTTATCATAAATCCAATGGTATTCGTCAGAAGGATTGAAATCAAGTATTATTTTGTCTTGTGTTCTAAACAGTAACTGTTGCCAGTCTTCAAAGTACAACTCATTCGCCTCGTTAATAAAAAGTAAATCTCTTTTACGCCCCCTAATCTTTTGGGGTTGGTCTAAGGATATAAACTCGACAAGGTTTCCGAAGAGGTTGTACTCTGAATTAGATTTATTATGAAAATTCTCGCTGTATAGATTATTGGCTTGGAGTATGCTTATAAAATCTCTGAGTACAGTAGCCCTTAAACTAGGGAAAGTCTTACGACAGATTGTGATTATCTTGTTTTGATTTGTTGTGCAGTATTGAAATATAATCCACAAGAGAATATTATAGGTTTTTCCTGACCTAGTACCACCTTGTTCAACTACAATTTTTTTATCGTTACCTATTAAGTGTTCGTAGACGACATTAGTCTTTATCTTTTGCGGAACCAATTATCTCGATTTGAAAGTTAGTCGGCATTCCCTCAACGCCTGTTATTTCTTGACGTTCAACATAGCCTCTGTTTTTTCCTTTTGTCTTCAGGTAAAAAATAGTTGCTGAGGTTGAGTTTTCTGATATCTGTTTGTGTAATTGACTTTCAGCAAAATCTAAAGCAATGTTTTCAATATCCTTAACCTCTTTAGCAAATTCATCGTCTTCTTTTAACCATTTATAAAAAGTGCTGCGGGGGATGTCAGCTTTTTTACAAGCTAATGTTACCACCCCTAAGCTCTGTTCAAGTGCTTTCAAAAGGCTTTCTTTTTTTATGTGTCTACTTTTGTTCATTATTAATTCGAATTAATGGATGTTTAAAATGTTTTTTCCAGCTAACGTGGTGGTGCGGTCTATCAAATTTAAAAACTGTACTTGCATACTGTGGCCAAATTTTTTCTAGAGATTTTGCTTTTAAAACTTTTTTTTCGTAAGCATTGTTTTTATAAAGTTCATCTTGGTTACCGCCTTCCATTTTTACTATCGTTGAAACCTTATCAATCAAAAAAGCGTTGAATTGAATAGTACAAAAATTATTGTGCAATATCTGTAAGCAAAGGTCGACATCTTCATTATATTTCAATCGCCATCTAAACGGCATATTATTTTTAAGAAGTATTCCACTATACACTTTTGTATTAATCACAAATGGCTTTTGTGTTGCTTTTGTAACAAAATTTTCATAGTTAAAACCACTAACAAGAACATTACTGTATCTATCAGTAAACTCTTCTGCAGGTGTAATACATTCCAAAGGGTGGCATATCCATCGTTTACCTTTTGAGAGTCTCCAAAACTCTGTTATATTATCGTCAAAACACCAATGCCTTTCGTGTCCCTTAGACAATTCAAAACAGTGATTCCTAGCAGGAAAACTTCCCAACCCTAAATTTGAGAAAGGCAATTTAACAACATACTTTTTACCTAAAGCCTTACAATAATCTTCGTACTCTTGCGGCTCAACTAATATTTTAAAATCAATATTATTTTTAATAAAACATTTAGCTGTTAAAGGTTTTTTATATCTGCCTTTTGATATTATGTAAATCGGATATTTATTTTGCTTCAGTTCCAAAGTATACAATTTTTTGTTTGTTTCTATTGATTATTTTGTACTGTATTAAATTCTTGTTTATATAATCTTCTCTTTCTGTTTCTGTTGCAAATATTATATTGCACTGAATATACCCATCACCCTTTTCAAAATCAGGCATATCAACCCATTCAGAATTTTCGTCGCCATTGTTTATATAATCAACATTTTCAGTATTGTTTTGCCAGACATCCATACCCCAGTCCTTTAGTTCTTTTGTGTCCCAAGCATTGGCCAGTATGTCCCAGTCCCATTCTCCAAAACCTACATTGTCTATGATTACAAATTGCTGAAGTTGCTTATCGGTTAAGTTTTCAGCCTTAATTATATACACCTCTTTCAAACCAAGCTGCTCACAAGCCTTAAATCTCATATTGCCCCCAAGTATATGCATATCGCTATTAACTACAATAGGGCGTAGCTTAAGCATCTCAGGGAACTCCTCAATGCTCTTAACTAATTTATCAAATTTCTCTTTTTTTATTAAACGTGGATTGTTTGGGTTTGAGAATATATCGGTAATCTTAACTTTTTGTATCATAATTATATAACGTGTTTAATTCAATTATTTTTTTTTGTTTTGTAAATATTAAAAAGAGGGGTCAGCTTGTATTTAACTAAAAGTTTTTCCCTTCAAGGGATTAATTTATAGTGAACTGCCCCTCTCTTTAGCAATGTATAAGGGGAGCATTTCAATATTTGCCTACTCCTAGCACAAAAAATTTCCGCACTCCCCTCATATGTCGTGCACTTATCTTATGTTTTTAAGCCACGTATTTTTTATTGCTTTTATCTTGCTTTTCATCTCTTGCGTTCTATGTGTTGGAACATCTAAAACGAGGGTGACTAATGGGTTTTTAAATTTGTCTTTTAAATCTAGATTCTCAGTTTCTAGCTTAATATATTTTTTTTCAAGATAGTCGATTTTGTTAATTTCATCAAAAGGTACATTAGGTGTGAAATAGAATTTTTTTTCTAGTCGACCAAGTTTTTTATTGGTCTTTTTGTACATAGGGTATTTTTTGAATAAATGCATCGCGTTTGCGTGGTTCATATGCTTTCCCTGTGATTCAAAAAAACTAGCTATGTATGTCCATCTCATTTGCAGTTTATCTCTGAGTATAAAACACAATAACGCTCTGTACTCAACGTACTCTGCATCTCGTCTATTTTGAAATATATCGATTCCCGCATCCTCTTTTACTTTGTTTGCGATTTGTGTTGGTGTTGGATTTTTCATTAATCAGTTCTTAATTTTAAAAGGTGATAACATTCAGCGTATTTCTGTCGTGCTTTTCCTTTGTATTCTTTTTTAAATAATTCATACAGCTTTTTAGTATACTGATACTTTGTTTGGCATTCAGCAAAATATTTTTCAGCAAACCTTTTACCCTTACCTTTAAAGTAGTTGACATTATCAGCACTGTCCCCTGCTATCATCTGCTCGTAGAAATTATATAAAGCCTGTTCCTCACTTATATCATAAACTTCTCTGTGTTTAAAGTGATAATTGTACATCAAGCAGGGAAACTGTTTGTAATCCTTGTCGATGCTTATAATCATAACTTCGTCACGGCCTATGTCTTTAGCGATGTTGTACCAATACCTAGCCACCATATCGTCAGTCTCGACCCCATATCCATAAATACTATCGTACTGTTTTTTAACGTAGCTATGCATAT